TATTGTCAGAAAACTGAGGTCTCCAGTCTGTCTGGTTTCCCCAGTGATCAGCAATATTATAAACCTCAAAGAGACTTCTCTCTTGGTTTAGGAAGTCCTGTGTAGTCTTATTCCACTGTGCCATGAATCAATCAATCCATTCTAGTTTTGAGGGATGATACCTCTGTGCATTTTTGATATTAAAATTCTTTTCTTCTACTGGATAAATGTTATGTACAATAGCTCCTGGATATTCTTGCTGGAGTTGTTCACCTAATTCTCTTTTTGATGGTAGACCAGTTTTAGTAACCATCTCAAGTCTATATAGACTTCCTTTCCACATTACATCTGCAACATAGTTCTCACCGACTTCTTGAGGTTGTTCTTGTTGAGAGTTGATATAAAGGTTACCATTAAAGTCACCAGAAATATTTACTGACTCTGACATAAACTGTTTAAAGTTTTTCATTTTTTCTTCCTCTTCTTTTTAACTTCAGTAGCAACGTTAATTGGTTTACCTTTACGATTTGGATTCTTGTCTTTTTTGTTCTTCCTTCTAAATGCACTCTCCTCTTCTTTTTTAGAGAGGTTGCGCTTCATTTTTGAAGAACCACACTTTGGTTTGGTTTTTTGTCCTGGTTGTTTTGCACAGGGTTTTCCTGCGTATTTACCACCCAATTGAACCCAACCAGGGGTGCCATCAGAAGAACGACTCTTGCTAAACCAGTCACGCAAAGAATAATCACCACTTTTGCGCCCCTCTTCGATTTTTTCATCATCTTTTTTATTCAAGTATTTTTTTCTAAAGTTATCAAATCCCTCTGGGGGTTGAGATGGTTTTGGTTGTTTTTTGGGTTTGTATTCTCTATAAGGAGAACCACCCTCACTTGCTTCTGAAATAAACTGTTTAAAGGTTTTCATCAGTTGCAATTCCAACGACGAAGTGCTTTATTGATTCTGGAGTCTGGATCTCTTGCAGTTTTTGCAGAGGTCAGTCTCTTCTTCATACCCTTCATCCTGGAGCAGAATGAAGATCTACGCTTAGCGTCTTTAGATCCCTTCTTAAGTTTGGAAGGTTTAGTTGTAACAGCAGTCTTCAATTTGGAACCTGGGTTCTCTTTACGATAAGCATTGACCGCCTTTTGACTTAATCCATCTGTTTTATCTTTACGATTGACCTTTTGCCAATCTTCATCAACATTCGATGTTTGATTTACCCCAGGTTTTTTTACTCTTCTCTTTGGATTATTTAAAGGATTTTTACTGTAATTTGCTCTGTGATCTTCATCGGGATTGCCTCTTTTTTTGTATGCACCTCCTCTAGTATCTTTTCTGGGATCTTCACCCCTCATCATCGCATCACGAATACCTGCCATTTTGAATGAACGGTTTCTTGAAGCACTGCGATATTTTCCAGACAGTTCTTCAGGATCAGGACCTTGTTTGTATGCATCATCGGCATGTTTCTTCTCCTTCCTTTTCATTTTTACATAATCTGCTTGTTTAAATCCCTCGTTTTGCCAATCTTCTTTTTGCTCACCTCTTTCCGCCTCTAATTTAGCAGCGATTGCCATTTGACGGATTTTTTTGTCTGACTTACCTTTAAATTGAGGAGCATCAGAGTCTCTGAAGTCTTTGATAACATCGCCCATATCTGCTTTAGCGAGATTCATCTTCTCGCTAATTTCAGACTTTCCCAGGCGATCTACTTCCTCCTTTCTGTCTTTTAATGATTCAATGTCTTTTTTGGCTTTTTCAACACCTGCTTTGATTGCAGCACTACCTGCTTTCTTAACTGCTTGACCAACTTTAGATTCACCAGCACGACGACCTGCTTCATGAGTTACTGCTGCTACTTTTGCAACAGTTTTAGCAGTTCCTCCAACGAGTTTTTTGGTTGTCTCGATGTCACGCTTTCCTTTTGCCATTGCAGCTTTATGACGCTCCATTCCCTTGAGGACTTGTCTTGCAATTCCATCTAGAACGGGTCTCTTTTTAGGTTGTTCCTTTTTAGCAACTTCTGTTGCCGCTTTTGTTTTTTGTGCAGATGGTTTTTTCTTTGCTGCTTCTTTAGCATCAATCTCTGCTTTTACTTCGGCATAAGACTTGGCACCCTTTTTTGCTTTTTTTGCTGCTCTTGCTTCAGTAAGATAAGTGTCTGCAGAGAGACCTTCTACAAAATTTACAAACTGATCCAAACCAAGTTCTTCAATAAAAATATCTACACCATCTTCATTGATTCCCTCATTAAACAAATACTGTGCAGCAATATCTGCTAATACTTCTTCAGATTTATTGCCCCAGTTATCAGCACCGACTTTGCGGCACTTAGATAATGCTCCTGATGCATATGCACTTGGCCATACACTATAACGAGATTTTACCTTTTTGTAGCAAGCATCTTTTTCACCTGCTGCTTCATCAACTTCTTTCTCTTCACCGTGGCACTCACATTTACATCCTTTACCACACTTACCAGCACATTTGGGACAACCCATTTCTTTCTCTTCCTTAGTCACCTTAAACAAAGGTGAATTGATAGGAGCAAATTGACTTGGAAGATCGTTTCTTACTACACTAAGAACTTTACCGCCAGGATATACCTTTTCAATTTCTAGTTGTGCTTCCTTTTTAGTTGGCATCTTTGCCTGGGGGAAGAACATTCTGATGTGGTAAGACTTACCTCTCCACATCACAACAACTGCCATAATATGACCAAATTCTGATGGAAGTCTTACTGCCTCACCAAGTTCAGATTTTACCTTAGCAAGACGCTCTGCTCCAGTTTTTCCCTGGAACTGAGGTCCACTAGTCTTACCTCTACGGACATCTTTCTTGTCCTTATTCATTTCATCTCTTTCTCTATGTGCTGCTCTTCTTGCAACATTTCCAGTGTGAGAACTTACATTCCTACCAACACGAAGTTCTGCACCTGCATAACCCTGTCTTGCAGTTCTAACTTTTGCTTTTTCTTTGTCAGTTAATCCAGCATCTACTTTTGCTTCTTGCATTTCGGTCTCCTCTTTGTTAGTATATCCTGCTGCAGCATCAGTGTTATGCTCAGTATCAGTAATTTTTGCTTGAACCCATGCAGGAATGTTCTTCTCTTTAGTTCCTAATTTCTTTTTAAGATCCTTAATATTCTTTGCAGATTTATCAAGTTGTGCTTGTGCCATTGATACTTCATGATCTTTTTCTTCACCAACAGGAACACAGTTGGGAACCATCTTTTTACCTTTTTTCTTAAGACCCTTTTGGGTATAACCCTTCCAACACTTCTCAGCAATCTCTTCTGGTTTGATGAGGTCAACTACTTCCATAAACTTATTACCAAAAGCATCTTCAATAGAAAGTCCTTCACCAAAATCACCACCTTTACCATCAGTGTTTCCACCATGTTGAGTGGGAGTATCAATTCCAACTTCCTCTGGTTCTTTATCTCCGCCACTAAACCTAGCGGTCATTTTTAAACCATCAGGAATCTTCTTACACTTTTTATCTGTGTAGCAGTAGTACATGCCTTTGCCACACTTTTGCTCACCAAGAATGATATCAACTATTTTAAGACCAGGAACAACTTCTTCATTGGGATTCATTCCCTTTTTGATTGATCCTTTTGGTAAAGATGGACCAGTTGTTTTGCTAAGTGCTGCCGTTCTTTCTCCTTCAGTAGCACCGCCCTTTACAAGGTTTCTTACCTTTGCAGCACGAGCGTCTTTTCTTAATTTTTGGGGATCTATATCGAAACTAGGCATCTCTAGAAAACACTTTTTTTCTATTTATCTTCCTTTAGGTTTTTAGATTGTGCCTTAATCATTTTGGATAACTCAGCAGTAGATCCAAAAAACATCGCATTATTTGTTACGTTAGTTGGTCCTTTCTGATCAGCATCTAATTCTTTTAATTTTTTCTGAAGATCAATTAATTTATCAGTTGCATCTGCAACATTTTTAATTAACTGACCAACAACCTCATATTGTCTTGGTTGACCACCATCTTGTGCAAGTTCCAAAGCACAATCAAGTGCTTCTTGACCTTTCTCAATAATTGAATATAGATTGCCTCTTGTATATTCGTAATCTTTGGTTACGTCTTCTTTATCTGATGGTTTTTTTATTTGCTTTTTTTCTGGTTCTTTCCTTACAATCTCTGCCTCAACATCAAAGGCATCATTTAAATCGCTAAATTTGTCTGGCATATTTGTCACCCACTAAATCCAAAATCATCACCTGCTTGAATAGAATCATTATCAGCAGCAGTTATTAGAAGAACACCTGCACCACCAACGTGCTCGTTTGCCCTTGTATTATACATTCCTCTAGTTACTGTTAAATCATTATTTGTTTTAGATTTTACATATAATGTTTCATCATCTATCGTTATGTAAGATCTGACAGGAATGTTTGTGGAATCATTGACTGCAATAACAGTGTCTTTATCACTAATATCAACATCTAGATTAGTAATAACATTTCCATTGTATGCCTTTGTTGCTGTTGGAGATTTGTAAATAAGATCTCTCTTTGCTTCTGGACTTGGATCTCCTCCAGCAAGTCCAACAGAAACTCTGGTAATAACATCTTTGCTTGCTTCTGGAACTGGACCAAACAAGAATGTTTTGGCAGTAAATTTTAATGTGTAGAGTAAAACTCTTCTACTAGTATAATCACCATCATAATTATCCTCAAAAGACACACTTTCAAGAGTGATTGGAATATCTCTTTTCTCTCCTATTGATTCAACCAGATCTATGGATAAATTAAAATTAGGTTGGAAATATGGCAGTATCTGTTCTACAATTTGTAGTGCATCATCATTTAAAAGTGCCATAATAGACAGTTCAAAACTCATATTATATGGAACAGGAAAATACATCTTTTTGATGTCTGTTCTGTCATCTTTAGATGTTACAGCATATGCTTGAGTTGATGCCAGTTTTCTACTAGTATCATAAGACACACCAGTAAATTCAAATGACATTCTTGGTAAACTGATTTGAACTGGTTTATTCAAATCTGGTTGCTGCTCAAGACGTGCCAAAAACTTTTGAGTGGGACCATATGCAAGAGGAACTTTAATGATTTCTCCACCATCTCTTTTGATGGTTACTCCATTAAAGAGTGTTCCAAATCCAATTACGGTTCGTCTAAAAATCTGGTGATAAAAATGATCAAACATAGTGTAACTCCTTAGGGGATACCAAATGGATTAGATTCGCTAAAGTCAAGTATTTGATCTGCTTCTAATTCAATAGTATCGTTTTGTGCAAACTTATCTTCTGGCACATTAAATGTATTTATGTTTATTGTTGCATACTCTGCACCACTCGATTGACCAGCAATAACTTCACCAGGCAAGAATTCTCCTATAATATCTCCTAACTTGAGAACCTGAGTCACTGCATTCCAGGATTTAACTCTTGCTGTTGCACTACTTGCTGCCCCAACAACATCTTCATTTGGTATGTAAGTTCCATATCCAACAGTTTGTTGTGGCGCAGAAATGATTATCTGAGGAACCCCTTCATAATATCCACCAGCATCTTCTATAATCAATTCTGTCAATGTACCAAGTCCAGATATTCTTGCTTTTATTCTTGCATCAATCGTTGTACTTCCAATTCCTGGTTTTACAACAGTAACAGTTGGTATACCGATATAACCACTACCAGCACTTGTTATGGTTACAATACCAATGGCACTATCTGAAATATTTGCTGTTGCATATGCTCCGCTTCCACCACCGCCATGGAAAGTCACTCTAGGTGCAGATGTATATCCATAACCAGGATCTGCGATATCAACTCTCTGTACTCTTAGTTTATCGGGACTTGTTTCGCAAAGATCAATTATTCCACCAATCATTGATGCGATTCCAACCGCAGTCAATCCACCAGAAGGAGCAGATGTAATTGCTACCCTTGGTGCTTCATCATAACCAGAACCTCTTCTAGATACGACAATATTTCTTACAACACCATCTCTGAGACTTGTAATTGCAGTTGCGGTTGAACCCACCCCAACCATACTAAATGTTTGAATGTAACCTTCATCTATTACATTATCATCGATTTCTGAGATTCCAGTATCAATCTCTTCATCATTATATGCAAATAACTCACATCTTAATTCATAGACATAATTTTTTTGAAGTTGCCAAAAAGGTTTTTCGTGCTCAACGTACTTGATCTCAAATAATCTATCTCCCAGTGGGAAGTAGATTAAGTCTCCTTCTTTTGGTCTATTTGTTAGTTTTGTTTTGTTTATCGTTGCTATTTGAGACTCAACTACACTCTCATATCTTTCTTTAGATATGACTAGTGTTAAGTCATCAATCTCTTGCACTCCAAATTTAGATAAAAGTGTCCCTGCTCCACTAAATCCATCATAGGTATCAATATATGCTTCTAATGGAACGGCAGCAGTAAATTCCGATCTGGACACTTCTTCCATGATCGTTTTTTCATTTACATAAACTCTGGGAATGTAATATATTTCAACTCCGAACATTTTTAAATGTTCGTTTACTAAATCTTGAACCAGATTCTGTTCACCAGAAGATCCGTGTAAGAAAAAAGGATTGAGTGCCATATTACTATCCGATCATGTCTAAAGGTGGAAGTTCATATGTTGAGGACATCTTATCAATAAGGGCATTGAGTTCATTTACCCCATCATCATAAATTTGTCTTCCATTTAATTCAGTACCACCAGGGAGTTTTACTCCTTGGAATTTAATTAAGTTTTGTCCCCATTGCTTTTTAAGTGCAGCAGTAACGTACTTCTTCAGGAAAGAATCGCTCCATACTCTTGGCGAATCCGCAGGATCAATCAGTCTATAGCAATCAATAATTAAAAATTGACCAGGAGTTACTGACCCCCAATCCATATCCATATAAAGTCTGTCTTGCCT